ATGAAAAAAATACTCCTTCCGGCGCTTCTGCTGGCCACTTCGGGCGTAGCGTTGGCGGCGCCGCAGGTGATTACCGTAAGTCGTTTTGAAGTAGGAAAAGACAAGTGGGCGTTTAATCGGGAAGAGGTCATGTTGACCTGTCGGCCTGGCCAGGCGCTCTATGTGATCAACCCCAGTACGCTGGTGCAGTATCCCTTGAATGCCATTGCCGAACAGCAAGTAGCGGAGGGTAAAACGCGCGCTCAGCCTATTGCCGTCATTCAAATCGATAACCCGGCGAAGCCCGGTGAGAAAATGAGTCTGGCGCCGTTTATCGAACGTGCGCAAAAGCTTTGTGATCCATCCAATAGCTGACTGATTTTTAATAAAAAACCGTAAACCTTCACGAAAAGGCTTACGGTTTTTTTATCTCTGATGACAGACAAAACGCCAGGTTTTTTCAATCACCTTCGTCACAAACTGGAAAACCTGGCGTCGTCATCTATTCTTAAAGAGCCAGGCGATTTAGCCTGCATTAATGCCAACTTTTAGCGCACGGCTCTCTCCCAAGAGCCATTTCCCTGGACCGAATACAGGAATCGTATTCGGTCTCTTTTTATTTTCCTTACAAATCAAACAATTAAAAACGCTTGTCCGAAAATGTCCGAAATTTGTCCGAATTTCTGTATTCCGGTCTTTTTGGTTATATCACAATCAAATTAAATTTAACATTTATTTCACAACGAAAATTGGAGTATTAGAGCATCATATAAGCTTTATCATCACGCTCATCGAGATAGAGTTTCGTGGTGTTCGCTGATGTGTGGCCCAAGAGTTTTTGGGCGAACACCTCGCCGTGCTCGTTTTTGTACAGCCGCCCGGCCAGACTTCGGATCTCGTGAAATGTCGGTGGATTATTGCTGAAGTTAACGCCGGAGGCTTTTCTTGCTTTTACAAATGTCTTTGTCAATCCATCCGGATGAATATTCCCAGTAGGGCTATTTTTCCTGATTCCGGCACTGATCATGAAATCAGTGCGGCTTACCAGTCGGCAGCGATCGATTACCGTTCCCAGACGTAACCCCGTTGCCTGAAGTGTCAGGGAGAGGGGAATGGCTATTTTCATCCCGGTCTTGATTTGCTTAACGTACAGTCGCTCATCAATAATGTGACTGAACTTCATGCATGATAGATCCTCCCGTCGCTGTCCGGTAACAAGGGCTAGATCCATAGCCAGCGGGAACCATGCTGGAAGTTGTTCTGCTGCCTCCCTAATTTTGTTATATACATCCAGTCTCAGACGATCGCGAGCGACTTCGATCTTGGGGGAGCGTGTTGGCTCCACTGGATTATGCGCAATATGTCCTCGAACTATAGCCTCCCTGAACATGTCGGAAAGTACAGAACGCATGGCTCCGGCCATTGTGTTTTTCCCCTCTGCTATCCAAGTTTCCAGAAATTCAGCAATATGGCGAGTAGATACTTCTATTAAAAGCATTCTCCCTATTTTCTCTTTTATTGTTTCTAACTGATTTCCGCGTATCTTATATGTATTAGCTGACAGGTTACGCCGTTTTAATAGTATTTCATATTGTTCTGCCCACTTTGTAACGGTGAGTGAGTCCGTTCCTTTTAGCTTTTCAATCAGCCCTACGGGAGTATAGTTTTTCGCAATAAAGTGATTGGCTTCGATTGCCTGAGCAATTGCATCCCTGCGTGAAATCTGACCTAGCTGAATTTCTTCATCAGTTAATGGATTTCTCCAGGCGAATGTTTTCCTGGATCTTCTATAAGTCAGATTTTTGGGGAGATTAGCATCATATTTTTTTTGACTCATTTATTAACCGCTCCAGCAACGCACTTTTTTTACCAGTTCGCCCGTTAGGATGGTGTTGTTCAAGCACCAGTCCCACTTTATTCGGCTTGATATAAAACGCGTCTGGATTAACCCGATACGTCCTGCCATGTAATACTGGAGTCGGGTAAATATTTCCGTTTCGCGCCCATCGTCTTAATGTTGTGAGAGGTGGTGGATCATCGGGATAATTTAATTCACCCCAGGTTTCAAGTCTCACAAAGCTCATAGTCATGTCTCTTTACTTCATGACCGCCGCCAACTATACGGTGTGGCGGTCGGTCGGGGTTGAACATCAATGATCAGGTTAAAATTTGAATGACTGCTGACCGCCGCCCGGTAAAACTTTTACATCTCCGGCGTGCCGTCCTGTAAATCCTGCCCAATGCGCGGCGCGTATCCTGTCAGCCTGCTCTTCAGTCAGGCAGGGTTGCGGCAGGGCGGAGTTTTTCCGGTGCTCTGCAACGCGTATGGATTTGCCGGCTTCGTGTAACTTCTGGCACAGGGGGCAAAGGTCGCGTGTATCCATCATCCGGATTTTTCCATCGAAAAATATGTTGCCATGCCATGTAGCGCAGTTCCGGCACACGGGCGCATCGCAGGTGAACATGGCTCGACATTTTGTCATGTGCCCGTGTTCATCCTCATCGGCATCCCAGCCGATGATCCCGTCACAAAGCAGGGTGGCAGGGGCGCCGCAGAACATACAGACAGGCTTCTTCATGCTGCAATTACCTCCCCGTTGACGCACAATTCCGGCAGATTTGCGCGCACCAGCGCCTCAGCAAACTGTGGTGGCACGGCATTACCACAGCGCGCTACTTGCTTGTCCTTCGCATATTTCACACCACGAAAATCATGCTCAATGATGTACCAGTCCGGAAATCCCTGTGCGCGGTAGAGTTCGCGCGGTTGCAGCATCCGCATTCCGATATCTACGATGCGGTAAACCACGCCGCCGACAGTGACCAGACCAGTACAGTCTTCTCCGCAATATTTCCGCAGGAACGACAGTACCTGTTGTGCGCGCTCTTCGTCGTACTCATCGACAGCAAGGCTGGTCTCGATGTTACCTACATGCAGGCCTCCTGCCGTGATCGTCGGCATCGGCTCGTCAACGCGCTGCCCATCCCGGCAGGTGCCGCGCAATTTGACCAGGTGGGATGCGACTACAGCATGATGGTTTCCCGTTGTGACGGTGTGAGCAGGTGAATCAGCAGCGCCGCCAGCATGTCCTGTGTTATTGACCATAAGGTGCGCGGATACAACAGCGTGATGATCGACCGTTGTTATTGAGTGCGCAGGTTCCTCCAGTCCTACACCTGGCCCCGTATAATTCCCGCCGTAGTGTTTCGCCAGGAATGCGCTGGTGATAGCAAACTTACCGCCGCCGGCAGTGACCGTGCCCAGCGGTTTTCCGAGCTGGAGTACGCGAGGCTGTTGGCCGGGACGTTCTCCATAGCCCATCTGAATAAGCGTGGCGGTCGTTAACTGGCTTTTCCCGCCACCGCCAGCGGTGACAGTGGCGCCAGGTTCGTCTGCCCGATGACCGATACTGGCCCCGAATTGGCGGGTAATGACCGGGGCGACCAGGCAGGCGCGGGACTGCTTCAGAATGGTATGCGAGGGTTTATCCAGTGGTCTCGGTTTTGCCTGGTACTCGCTGCCACCATTTCCAGCAAGAAAAGGTGTTAATGCGGCCTCAACAATACCCAGGGCATGACCGTTTCCACCCGGTCGCGTCGATGTACCTGCGGTGATGGTGGGCGCGGGGTCGGTGACATTTTGCCCCGTAGCGCCGGTACGGAATTTTGTAAGATGAGGGACTGCCACGGCATAACCGTGTTTTTTTGTGATTGTCTGTAGCGGTTCCTGTAAACCCTGACCGCGAAAACACTCGTATTCACTCTTGCTGCTGGTGTGATTGCATTTCACAATGAATGGCACGATATACGGTTGTTCACTGTCGATGACAAATCGCTGGATACCCCGCGCTATACGCCTGAGCGTATTTTCAGCCAGCGGCTTTTTGCGCCCGAAAATTGACGGTGCCGGAATTGACCAGTCAATACATTCTGCTGCCGTTCTCCAGGGCTTCAGGCGACCCGATTTCACCGCTTCTGATTTCGGATCGCCGTGGGTTGGTTCCGGCCATACAACCGGCTGACCATCGCAGCGTGCCACCATGAAAAAACGCTTTCTGATTGTCGGCGCGCCATAATCGCAGGCGCGTAATTCCCGGTATTCAACGGTATAACCCAGACCGTTGATCAGTCGCTTTGCCTGCTCACTGTGAATATCGATTTCCAGAAACTCACAGCATTCCGCCAGCGCAGGATGATCCACCGGAATGCCAGTAGTTAACATGCCGATAAACGCCTCAAAAGTTTCTCCGGTACGCTCAGGATCAGGACGCATTTCCCCGGCAAGCAGTGGCCCCCACGTTCTGAACTCGCCCACGTTTTCCAGCATCATTACCCGTGGCTTTACCTCCAGCCCCCAGCGAAGCTCGATCCACGCCAGTCCGCGAATTGATTTCTCAACAGGTTTTGCGCCCTTCGCTTTGGAGAAATGGCGGCAATCAGGGGAATACCACGCCAGCGCAACGGGACGGCCAGCGGTCACTATTTTGGGTTTAACGGTAAAAACCGACTCACAATAATGCAGCGTGTCGGGGTGATTAGTTGTGTGCATTGCAACAGCATTCGGGTCGTGGTTGATGGCAATATCAACGCTGTGACCGATCGCCATTTCTATTCCGGTACTGGCGCCACCACCACCAGCAAAATTATCCACAATGATTTCGTTATTCACGCGTATCTCTCCATTTCCTTACACAACACCTCAGCGGCGGTAACAATTGACGGGACAGGCAGGCGCTCTAACCACATACGATTAACGTGGTGCTTCAGTCTGTGCTGGTGATGTACTGGCAAATCTCCGGCCCGTTCAGTACGGGAAAAAATAAGCTCCACCTCAGCAGGCCAGACGGTTTCCGGAATTGCCGGCAGCAGCATATTTTCCAGTTCGACGATGCGGTTTAAGGCGTAACACAATATTTTTTCCACGCTGTTCTCCTGTTTTCAGGCTGTACGAATCCCGCCGCGTGAGCGGTGTTTAAAAGCATTTTTACGGTTAATTAATTATTCAGCAGGCGATCTTTATTCCTTAATACATTTAAACTCTTCCAGCGTGACTTTCTCTTCGCGTGATTTTCCGGCTTCAGTTCTGCCGGACAGCATTTTTTCACACTCGGCTTTATTCATTTTTTTGTCAGAAAAACGAACCCAGTTTGTTGGGGAATTACCCGGCTTTTTGACGATGGCGGTTATTTTGTACATGGCCCGGTCTCCTTTTTCTGTGCTGCCGGATTAATCCACAGGCATTCTGTTCGCTGTACTGAACCCGCCCGGCCATTAGCAGACGTGGTTCTTGTAATACATTTCCAGTCTGATAAAGCATCGTTATAAAGTTTGCTGTCGTAGCCACAGACAATAACCATGCCGCTTAACTGTCTGAGGCAATCCAGCAGGGTGATGTGTTCCGCATCAGTCATTTCGAAGCGGTAGGCGCTGTTTTTTGCTACTTCGACACGCGTATCGTGTATGTAAGGCGGATCAACAAAATGCAGCGTTGAAGGTGTATCGTGGTCTTTCATGCATGTCACAGCGTCGCGGTTCTCAACAAGTACCCCAGTAAAACGGCTGGCCACCGCCGCCAGGTTATCAGGCTGACGTGCCCAGATAGCCTGAGCAGTCGCGCTGTTACGCCGGGTATCGAGGCGGAAACCAGTTTTGCCCTTTGTGGCACCTGCGCTGCCGAAGCCCATCGTTGCCCGAACAACCAGACGGCGGGCCCGTTCTACCGGGTTTTCGCTATGTCCATAAGCATGAGTAAATTCCTCGCGTGAATACGGTGTAAGGGCGCACGCAGCGATAAGTGCCTGACTGCTTTCAGGGTTACGAAGCACGCGGAACAGATTTACCACATCGCCATCAAGGTCGTTATAGACTTCCGCTTCTGATGGCTCTTTTTTCAGTAACACTGATGCGCCGCCGCCGAATGGTTCCACGTAGCAGCGGTGTGCCGGAAAACGGCTAATAATCCAGGATGCCAGCCGGAATTTACCGCCGTGATAACGGATCGCCGGATGTTTGATAGCAAAGCTCATTGTCCTGCCTCCTCAAAAATGACTTCACCATCCAGACCACCGACCTGATACAGGATCGAACCATCCTCCCGGTACTGAATCGGAGAAGCGCTCCAGTCCTCACCGTTTGGTTGGTTATCATCACCAAACTGCACAAAACCACCGGCAACCCTGCGAGCTTCGTAAATCTCGCCTTCAGTCCACCAGCCTTCTGTATCTTTGAGGCATTTGATAAAAAATGGATTGCTCATGTCATTTCAGGCGGTCAGCGACCGCCAGCCTCCGTTATGCGGTCACGTTCTCTTCCACGCCAGCGTTTTCGACGACGCTGTACTCACCTGTGATGACAGACGCATCAGCCGGATCGATAGTCAGCGTCTCCTTTTCGTCCATTGATACCGCGCGCTGGATCTCAATGGATACAGGCAGGTATTTGAACAGGCGGCGTATGGCGGTTTTTTTTGCCATTTCCTCCCAGTGAGTAACCCACGGGCCGTTGTTACCGGCTTTGCTCTGTGCCCGTACCAGCTCTATCTGTTTACGGGTCATTACCTCAAACTGTGTGCCGCCATCTTTAAGGCGGGCAACGGCATAGACATGAGTAACCGGTGCATCTTCGTTCTCACCCGGACGGTGTACCAGCTTCTCTTCCAGACCAAACTCGAAGCTGAAATCGTCACCTTCGCGGACGACGCGCGCGGAAAGACTTGCAATCTGTCCGGAACGGCGGGCAAGGTCGATCATTCCCCGGTAGCCAATAATTAACTGAACGTTTTTTTTGCCTGACTTTTCGTTTTTGTTTCCGAACGGTAGCAGATAGGCATGGCCGAGCGCGCCGCCGGGCTCCAGCCCAAGCTGGGAACACTGAACGATGGCGCTGACAAAACTCATGGTGTCACAGTCACCCAGCGCCGGAACTTTTCGGATTTCCGTTGTGGCTATCCGGATCATGCGTTCCGCTGTCATGTGGCGGGGCAGGGCCGCCGCCAGTTGTTCTTTCATGGAAGGCTGGTTGATAAAGCTGATCACATCGTTGTTATTTTTCACTGCCGTCGGGGTGCGTGCTCCCTGTGTTTTTTGCAGGTCGGCTTTTGCAATAGGTGGCTGTTTAGGCATTTGCATTCTCCTTCGCCCAGCGGGGCAGTGATAAAGTTTTAATGGCAGGCCATTCATCGTTATTAAGGCATTCGGCCAGGGTTTGCAGATTGCGACGGTATTCCCGCTGACCTGCCAGTTTTGCGTCTTCACCCATCATGAAAATCTCAACCGGGTAACGCCCACATTCGGCGGTTGTACTGGCAACAAGGAAGACGAAGGTGGGTATCTCACCGAACTGCGCCCGATAACCATCGCTATAGAAAGCGTCCTGTACGTGGTAGCGATAATCGTAATAAGCTGTCCTGAACCGCTGGATATCAGCAGTGGTTTTCACATCCATGATCCAGTGAAATTCAGGGATGATTTTGTCCGGACGGCACCGACACAAAATTCCTGTTTCCGGATCTTCCCAGTAGACTGATGATTCAGCATATCCGGCGCTTTCAACCAGCCACTGCCCCAGCGGTAACGCCATCACACTCTGGTACATAAGTTCGATTTTCCGGCCTTCTTCTGCCGTAAGCACGGTTCTTCCTGTCCGGGCGCACTCTTCCAGAAAGGTTTTCTCTTCTTCTTTTCCTGCGCTGGTACGGCGGTTAAATTCCGGAGCGATGATGAAGCGTTTACTGAACTCCTCTGGTTCCAGTATCCGGCAGTGAAAAGCCGTTCCTGTATCGAGAGACTTTGTTTTCTCCGTGTCCACGGGGGCATTTTTGCGCCAAAGATAAATTGCTGGTGTATCTGCGATATCATCAAGCTGTGATTTACTGACCCCCGGGCCAGCGTGATACGCCTCGTTAGGGATGTCATAGTAAATGCCTGGCTGTATATCATCAGGGACAGTGAAATTTCCGTTTTCTACGGGATCTGCCGCTTCGCCAGCTTCATCACCGCCAGTACCTGATCCACCGTCCGTTGTAATTTCCTGCCCTGTATCGCCAGCCGTTTCCTGCTGGTTGCTTTCTTTCCGCATCTCTCCATCTCTTTCTGTTCTGGCTTCCGTTTTTTCGGTCTGGTTTGAGGGGGGCGGGAATAGCGCTGATACATCGAAAGTCCCGTCCGCGTTTCTGGTGACAGCCTCCGGCTCTGCTGCTGGTTGTTTTTCTCCGGCACCACTTCTTCTTTTTCACCCTGATTTGAGGCGCTGTAATTGTTATGAACCCACTTCGGATCGTTCGGGTCGCTGATGCCTTCGACATATTCACCGCGCGCGGCTGCCAGTTGTTTACCAACATCAACCGGGTTTTTGGGTGGAATGTTTTTACGTGCTTCGTGCAGTTCTGCCCGTATTTTCTGGTAGCCTGCTTCTGTCTGGCTTACAGGTGGCTCATTCTCCAGCGGCTGCGGGTCCGGATGATGTTCAGTTGTGTCCTGTTCCATTGTTTCAGGCGTTGCTGGTTCATCTGCCAGTTCGCCTGTCGGTTGCGGTTTTTCTTCATCACACTGAAATCTCCCTGCCTCAATATCCTGCAGACATTTGCCCGCCTGACGAAGCCTTGCTACATTTTCTTCATGGGTTGTTGGGGTGTTATCAGGCACATATTCGTACCAGTCCGGATCGCGAACACCATGAACGGCAAGAAAGCTTTCGCACCACGTCCGGCGAATATCAGGATTACCGTTATGTACGGCCTTTGGCGCTTTGCGTACCAGGTCAATAATGGTCTGTCGGTCGTAGCCTTTGATGTCGGGAATAATGCCCACTGTCATCGACATTTGTTTCCAGTCTTCCCGGTCTTCGGCGATGATACGTTTTGCAAAATCCATTGCAGGACGCAGGTTATTCAGATCCAGCTCCTCACAGAAACCACAGGCGAGCTCATAGTTAATCGTTCTGTGTGTCGGTTTTTCGCTACGGCGTGGACGTTCTGGCTTATTTACGTCGTCGACAATTATTTTATGTGGCCCGGTTTTTTTAACGGGTGCAGGTTTATTCTTCAGGCGTTCAGCCCATTCCTTAATCAGCAGGCCGCGGTTAATGTGTTCAGCACTGAACCATTCCTTAAAAAACTTAATAGTGGTGCATAACTCAGGCACTTTTCCATCGACAGGAAATACCTGTTTATACGCATTCACTGCTTTGTGAATATCGTGCTCGATAGCTTTTTTGAACGGCTCTACATTTTCTGCTGCGAGTATCAGGTTCTGGACAGTGGTATTCTGAGTATCCATCTCCAGACACGCGATTTCTTTTTTCTGGTCTGTATCGACGTGATAAAGATATTCTCCATCGCCAATATACTGTGCCAGAACGCGATGGCGGAACGGCAGTGTCGCAACCACGGTCAGTTGAGGGTTTGCTGACGGGTTATGAGATTCCTGTATCCCGTTTTCTCCGGCAGGAGTGCCAGCACCGTCGGCGAGTTCTGTTTCATCTGATTTAACAGCAGAAGCTGCGCCGGGGATAAGTGTCAGGGTTTTGCCGTCTTCGCCACCGGGTTCGCGGTTTTCACAAAATTTAGTGTCAAAGACACCCTCGGGCGGAATGTCATTTTCTACCGGAAAATGTACGCGTACAGGTCTGGCAAAATCAGCTTCATCAAATCCGGCAGCATCCATAGCCAGTTCGCCACGGGAGAGGGCGAGTGACTGCTTTTTAGCTGTACACCAGAAAAAACCGGCTTTAAAGCCGAGGCGTTTCCTGGCACTTTCATTTTTAACCTTGTAATAAAATGAATATTCTTCCTGCTTAATGCTCATTGTTTTTTAACCTCAGTTAAGATTAAAATCGTTTTGCCAGTGAAAATCCTCTCCGGGTGCTCACTGGTCATGTCTCTGGTGGTGGGTCTGGTCGCTCACCTCAGCATCGCCGGGATGTAAAGCCGGGGAAGCGCCTGCATTTAATGCAGGCTTTTTTTCTTTGAGGCCTCAGACATCGCCCGCGCAAAATCACTGGCAACAGACAAGCTCTTCAATGCACCAATAACCTCCCGGGGGACGTCTTTCACTTTGAGCAACATGGCTGCTGCGGCTATAGTGGAGTCCCATGCCCCTGTTTTTTCATCTGCATATGCAGTTATTGATTTATTTATTGAATAGCCATCTTCGTTTCTGCTTAACTCGTATGAATAGCCAATAACTACCGGCATATTGTTTTGCTCGCATATTTTAAATATACGGCTGGTGAGTTCTTTTAGTTCCTGTAATACTGCTGCATCAGGCGTTGTATTTTTCATTTTTATTTCCTTTTTCAGGTTGAGTGAATCCCTGCCATTGCTGGCATAGTTTTATTGTTTCAGTAAATGATTAATTAAAGTTCATGTGCCATCTGGTCATGGCTGGCACAGCGTTTACTGCAATATTTTTGTTTTTTACGTGAAATAAGCGTTCCGTGCATATATATAAGTTCATATTCGTATGCGGTCTCTTCCGGTATTGCTTTCTGACAATATGCGCAGTTAATTATTGTCGGGTCTCCTTTTTGGGTGAGTAGAGTATAAATTTTACGAATCAAGCCCGGTTTTCTGTTTATTGCAGTCTGCTGTTTAGCCGGACTGCGCATCCAGTCGGAACGAGGTGTAATGACAGGTATCATCGTTTTATCCTCTTTGCCTGTTTATAAGCGAATTTTGTTGGTGCGGTGCCTGGTGCCTCCAGGTGACGATAACCAGTTAACCATTACCGTCGACTACTATTTCCACCCACAACATGAAGGACCGTTATGTCTTTTTAACTGTGCCGCGTGCGCTTAGCCGCATTCACCACACCACAAAATTCGCTTTAAAAAGGGCGGAAACCAGAAAGGAATGAACTGGTACCGCCAAAGACTACACACAGCAATGTCACGGGTTCCACTCGCAACCGGAAGCGCGCTGTCAGGCTGGATTAACGACAGGATCAATATGAACATATCCCGCAACGCGCTTTCGTGTTGTGTGCTCCGTAACGTGGAGCAGGCGGCCTGTCTTTTTACCACTTCAGGCTCGGTGGTATACTGGAGTTCTCACACAACCAGTAAAAGGAAATCCGTTATGACAACTAAAATAAAAGCATCCACCAATGAGCTTGTTGCGATTAAATATGCTCTCGCCCTTATCCTTTACAAGCTTCATAATTCATGTGAAGCAAACGTTATTCTCGATGAATTACGCGCATCTGGGTTTCAGGAATGTATAGCGCTGGCGGATGAAATAGCTAAATTTGCTCCGGCTCCTCCTCCGCGCTTATAGGGCCAGGACGACCAGGGTCATAGTTAATGGTATATGTTTTCATAGGGTTATAGAGCTTGGTAAAAGCGTCGTTGATATTCTGGGCCAGTGCCATTGCTGGTTCGTTTTCACTGGTGTTGGTGGCACACGGCATTCTATCCGCCAGCAGTTGAGCTGCGATGTTCTGGACTGATATCGGTAATTCTCTGAAGTTCATCTCATACCTCACTGGTTCCTGTGTTGCCAGCTTAATTAAGGTTCTGCGTAGTGCGCTTTCGTGTTGCGCCGGATGCTTTTCTGAATCCGGTTTCCTGTCTGGCTCTTACTCGCAATGGTTTCTTGTTAACCAGCGTCGTGCGCCAGCTTCAGTTTTGAAAGTTTTGCTTCTGGTAAACGTCATGGCGGTAAACGTACCGTCATTGTTGGGAAATACGCCATAAACCACAGATTCATTGTTGCCTAAGTCGATTGCTTTCATTTTCCCCTCATCCGCTTAACGCCCGGCGGCGGAACGTTTTATCTACTGCGCTTGTTACTTAACAACAACTGCCGTCATGTTCGTATGCCTCAGGCTGGCTACTTAGCCCGACTCAGCAGCGGGATAACTCTTGGTATTGTCCGGCTGTTATCTGGTCTGGCGTTGTCTTGATGAATTCATTAAACACGAAATTATGTGTAATTGTCAACACAAAATGTGTTTTTGATTAAAGGAAGGCGTTCTGCTGGGCTTGAGGCAATAAAAAACCCGCCAGTGGCAGGTTTTAAACTATTCAGATCAAGTCTTAAGTTAGTTTTCTGGTGGTTGAGTTGAGTTTTTAAGCCGATTTCTTAGGTACGTTTCAACATAGTCATCAATCTCTTTTAAACGAACCTCAAAGAGATCAATCATTCGTTGTTGCTCTGAGCTTGGTAACTGATTGAATAACTCAAGCAATTTTTTATGATGATCACTTAGCCATGCCTGTGAGGAGTCCTTTTCACCAAACAGAAGTTCAGGTGGGGAAATACCTAGTGCTTCACCAAGTACAACTGCATCATACACCCCAACATTTCTACTTCCTGCTTCATAGTTTCCTATGCGTGACTGAGTCCATCCACAAATTTCAGCCAGTTTACCTTGAGACAGGCCGAGTTTTTGTCTGCGCTCCTTGAGGCGCATTGCGATCTCATCATTAAGCCGGCTGGCGGCAATTTTTTCATTTTCTTTTCTCATGGCTCCCTTTTATCACGATGCGTGATTTACGCAAAACACAAAACAACTTGACCGTGCAACACAAATTGTGTTTAGAATTATTGACGGAGGTTTTAAATGAACAAAATTTCAACATACAGAAAACAACTGGGGCTATCTCAACGGCAGTTTGCGACTCACCTGGGATGGATACAGAGCCGTCTGGCGAACTACGAAGCAAACTTTCGCACACCCGGACTGGAGGAGTGCCGAAAAATTGTTGCCACACTTAACCATCTGGGATCTCGCTGTGTTCTTGATGATGTTTTCCCGCCTCATGTGAACGATAGCAGAACCATATTAGCGAAGGTGAACAACCATGATCACCCCTGAAACAGCCAGTCAGGCGTTATCGTCATGGCTGGCATATCTACAGATAACCCAGGAAACCGCCACGCAGCTGATCACCCGCGCATTCCTGGAGCAGACGGCGCGACCGGAAATAGCGGTTCACCGTATCGAGCGTGACGACGGAACGGTGGATTACGACGCATGGCGCCGTAACCGGATAAACATTTTTCAGCGCTGGCGGAAACGAGAAACGGCGGAGCACTGCGAGAAATTCTCTGCGCTGATCCCCGCTATTCTGGAGGCGATCCGCAAAAGTGCGCCGGAACTGCATAAACGAATAACGGCAGGGCAGAGCATTGAATACCTGCTTTCACAGCTTTTAAAAAAACCGCAGTGGCAAGCGCGGTACTTCTTGGCGCGCCGCTGGCGGATTTTGAGCGAAAGTGTGACGAGGCCATATATGCGTTACAGGCGTTACGTAGCGGTTATCGCCAGCAGTACCAGAGACATGACCAGTGAGTAATTTTTATATATTCGGATCGCCCTGTAAGGGCGTGGTGAGGTTTTATGCGTGATTACGGAAAGGTGAATTCATCCTTCTGGACCAGCGAAAGCATACGCTCGCTTTCCGATGATGGCCGGATGCTCTCGTTATATCTGTTAACCAGTCCCCACGCCAATATGACCGGCTGTTTCCGTCTCCCCGACGGGTACGTTTGTGAGGATTTGCAATGGGATAAAAATAGGGTATCAGAAGGGGTTGAAGAATTATCCCGTAATGGTTTTGCCATACGGGATAAAGCTACCCGATGGGTGTTAATTCCCGGTTATCTGGAATGGAATGGTTTTGAAAACCCGAATGTAGCCATTGCGGCGTTGAAATTATTCCGTGATGTACCGGATAAAATAGCCATTAAGTCACAGTTAGCTGATGGTATGAGGCAGGCTATATCAAGGTTTGAACCAGGTAAATTAAACGGTTTCGAAAGGGTTCTTGAAGGGTTTCAAACGGTCGTTGGGACTCCAGAGCCAGAGCCAGAGCCAGAGCCAGAACCAGAACCAGAACCAGATCCAATCTCTCCTGGTTCATCGCCGAAAAAAAACGATGAACCAGGCGGGAGTTATCCGGCTGAGTTTGAACTGGTCTGGCAGGAATATCCGAAGCGGGCAGGTGCCAATCCGAAAAAATCTGCATTCAAAGCCTGGAATGCCCGACGACGGGAGGGCGTCCTCCCCGGCGATATGCTCGACGGTGTCCGGCGCTACGTGGCGTATCTCGGTAGTACGCACAAGGCTGGTTCTGAATTCGTGCAACAGGCAGCGACATTTTTCGGGCCGGACAGGCATTTTGAAAATCACTGGGATATTCCTGTGAGGGGCGGTAGCGGTATGCCTGGTATCCCGGTTTCGCCGCCGGATAAAACCATTCCACCGGGTTTCAGGGGGTGACAGACCATGAAAAATATCGCAGATAGCGGGATTCTGGCCCGTATCAGGAAACTGGCGCCACAGTCTGCCGAACGCGCAGCGCCGTTCCGGACGCCGGAGGAGTGGCGGGAATGGCAACTCGCCGAAGGGCGCAGGAGTTGCGAAGAAATTGATCGTCAGAATCGTCAGGCGAGGGCAGAAAAAATCTTCGGTCGGGCCGGGATTCAACGGCTGCATCGCGGATGCTCGTTCGCAAATTACCGGATACAGAACGACGGCCAGCGCCATGCACTCAGTCAGGCTAAATCCATTGCTGGTGAACTGGATACTGGCTGCACGAACTTCGTGTTCAGCGGGAATCCCGGTACCGGAAAAAATCATCTGGCCGCTGCCATTGGCAATCGTCTGATGAATGCCGGACGTAGTGTGATTGTTATCACCGTCGCCGATGTGATGAGTGCGCTTCATGCCAGCTACGATGACGGGAAATCTGGCGAGAAATTTCTGCGTGAATTGTGCGGGGTTGATCTGCTCATCCTCGATGAGGTTGGCGTGCAACGTGAGACCAGGAACGAACAGGTAACGCTGAATCAAATTATCGATCGCCGGACGGCATCCCTGCGCAGCGTCGGAATGCTGACAAATCTTAACCACGAGGCGCTGACGAATCTGGCAGGCCAGCGGGTTATGGACAGAATGACCATGAATGGTGGGCGGTGGGTGAATTTTGACTGGGGGAGCTGGCGCCCGAACGTCAGCTATCTCAGGACGGTGAAATAATTTTCCGGAGGGTTTTCATGAGCAGAAATTACACACCGGCGCAGAAAGCTGAAATACAGAAGCGCCTGACGGAACTGGTACGAACACACGGTCGGATGACGTTTGGAGAACTTCGGAAGATAACAGGGTTAACCATTTTTACAGCTCGCCACTACCTGGAAAAGGCGGAAAGTTGTGGGGATCTGTATCAGGCCGGGAGAAGCGGTATTTTCCCTTCGGAACAGGCTTTTCGGCTTTGGAAGCAGAAACGTGAAGATGCCAGGATTACCCGCTTTCTGAAAACGCCGGAAGGTGTGGTGAGTTCCTACGACCGGACCAGAAACGTTATCTGTACGGAGTGCCGGAACAGCGTGACGATGCAAAGGGTACTGGCATTTTATCGGGGAAATTACCGGGAGGCGAAATCTGCATGAAAATCGAATACCAGGAAGGAGGAGCCGAGTTTCTTCTGAAACTATGTGTGAATAATGAGCAGACTAAATGGAATATGTCCTAAATTTGATTGAATACGTTGCATTGAATATGTTAAGCCCTTGAGAATATTTAAGTATATTATTACTGTATGGATGATAGTTAGATAATGTGGGATATATTTTCAAAAGAAATTAATAACTGCTGTGTTTTTGACTTTAATAATATAAAAGGAAATGAAATATGCCATTAAGTTTTCCAAATGTATATTTAAATATCCGTGGGAGAATAGGGACATTACCTTCGGATATTCTAGACAGTATACGTAATGTAGCCAGACCTCCTGATGGCGAGACTGGGCCGACTGAAATACAGGTGCAACTACGTGATGCGTTATACCAGGTACGTCATAGCCCCGACGAAGGAGTATTTGAGGTGGTTCCATGGCGTGAGCCGGGGCAGGTTTATAGTGATATTCGCAGGAATTATCCAGAAAGGTTTAGCAATGCAGAAAGCCTGGCACACCAACTAAATCGTACATGGGATATGCCTACACCACCTACATTTTTAAGAAGAGCTGAACATCAGAACGCCAGATATCATTTTAATACTCAACCTGCCAACATAAATCATTCATTACACGCCTGGATTAATCTATGTAGTTTTCAGGTTGAAGCAGGAAGTTTTGCATGTTCTGAAGAACATTTAACTTGTCCGATAACGCTGGATATTCCAACAGAAGGTGTTTTTGTTAAAGTATCATCACAGTCAGATATTTGTTGCTTATTTGACAAAGAGGCATTCCTCAACCTGCTGCCTCTGGAATTCGCTCATCCTTTGAGTAGGGAAAAAATCCATATTGATATGATAGTTAGAAAGAGCGAATGTTTTTTTAATACCGAGCGTGAGAATTTTACCTTAAGATAGTATCTGATTAAACATTATCAGATGAATATGAACCTTGTACGGACAGACGGAGGCCGCTGTCTTCACGGTTTACGAGTCTGAGGAGTAAGAGACCCGGCGGGGAGAAATCCCCGCCACCTCTGATGTGTCAGGTATCCTCAATGCACCCACATTCAACCCGCTCCGGCGGTTTTTGTAATGTCCGGGAAATGAGCATGTCAAAAAATAACCAGTTATAAGATTATAAATAAAACACAGAGAAAATGTCATTGCGCATGGTCAAAAAATAGACATATTTATTGATGATGGTAATTAATAGTCTCCTATATATTCATGGTGAGAATGAAGATGCTTTAAAAATGCTCAAGTTCGTTATCTATGGAGACACCGTGAAAAAACTAAATAAAACATTCACTTGTAAATATGCTGTTATTCGCCGTGATGACATGACAGTAATTGCTGAAATGGATTTTTTTCCTGACTGCAACAGATCATTGATGTATCGGGATGGCCGCTATGTCCGGTTTCTGCCGTTGTTGCAAAATGACATCATGGGGAGCGATACCCTGATTAATGAGCTGACTATCAGGGCCGGTTATCATGAATAATCATCCTTTGTTATACTCGTCTGCGGGCTGAACTCCCAATCTACTGCGCCACCGGAGAGAACGATGGCGCATTTACAACTGGTCAAGCAAACCTTATCAGGGCTTCTGCTCCCGGCGACGCCGGAGAGTGGGGATTTCCTGTATCCGGCGTTTAACCTCTGTGGAGGTTGCGCGTGAGCATAAAATTTTATCTCCGCGATGATCGTATTCGTCGCAATCTTATCGACTACATCAACAGCCAGCCTGTGAATGCTGATTTTCCGCTTGTCGTCAGCTTTTCAGACCCGAAGCGTACCCTTCCTCAAAATTCACTGTTTCACGCCATCTGCGGCGATCTGGCTAATACCCGTGTACAGTGGGCCGGTTCATCCTGGTCCGTACCATCGTGGAAGGCAATTCTGGTGTCCGGTCACTCTGTTGCAACAGGTGGACAGGGAAAGGTGATTGCAGGTCTGGAAGGCGAACTGGTGCCAATTCGTGAAAGTACCGCCGCGATGGGAATAAAGCGTATGAACAGTCTGATTGAGTACAGCCAGGCGTTTGCGGTATCTCAGGGTATCCAGTTACGCGATGTTCGCTATAGCGGGGATTATTTCGGGCGGCTGGTATGAGAAAAACATGGTTCCTACACCCGAACTGTACCACTGAAGAGGCGGATGAGCTGGTGGCGGGATACAGGCGCAGGGGGGTAAAGACGGAGCGCAGCCTGAATCATGACTGTATTCACTGGACGGTAAGCGCCCTGTTACCGGAATTCGGGCATGTGCCAGTACGGAGGCGTGCGTGCTCTTATCTGAAATGAAAACTTACCGCAGTAAAAAATGGCTGGCAGCCGTCGGGCAGATTGAGCAGTGCGTGCTGTGTGGTCGGTGGGGAACGCAGGTCGCGCACATGAATGAAGGCAAAGGCATGGGAATGAAAACGGATGACTGCGCCACGGCGGCTATTTGCCAGGAATGCCATCATGAAATCGATAACGGCAGTCACATGAGCAGGGAAGAACGCCGGTGTCTGATGAACAGGGCAATCGTACTGACAGTGATTAAACTTGTACGCATGGGAAAGGTGGTACCGAAATGATTTATCCAACCAGTACCGGAAAACCGGGCGAATATTTTCGACTGAATACACTGGAAAGTGTGTGGATTCAGGGAAAACTCCGTATGTGGGGACGATGGTCATACATCGGCAACGGTAAACCCGGCAATATGTTTAACCAGTTACTGGCCTCCAGAAAACTGACAAAAACAGCCATCAATGAGGCTTTACGCCGTCTGAAAAAATCAGGAACAAGCAAGCCAGAGCTGGAGGCCTTTCTTCGTGAAATGATGAACGGGAAACAAAAAAGCTGGCTGGCGCATTGTACTGATGCCGAGGCAATGTTGATTGACCGCGTGATTGGTACTGTATTAGCTGAGTATCCGGCGCTGAAAAAGTTGATTCACCAGCGTTACGAAGGGCGGGGAATGAGTAAGCGCAAAATGGCAGAGCGATTGCAGGACGTTAATCCGGAATGGTGTTTTAGCACATGTGAGAAGCGTATCGCTCATTGGCTGAAGATTGCTGAATATATGCTATATCGCCCAATACATGATGCATTTTGTTATACGTAAAAAAGAATTGCTTTTTTACGTATAAACTGCTTCAATTCCGGTACGCTTCGCAAAGCTGTATCGCGAGGCGAATAACAGACATGAACACAAAAAGAACCCGCCATTGAGCGGGTTTTTTGTGCTCAGAAAAATATTTCAGGGTACATATCATGTAACCAGTCGGGTGTTTACGGGTTTTTGCTGCTGACTATAGAGTGGTCTGGTCGCGGTGAATCCACCTGAGCGGATGGGCGGAAGTGGTTACGGATATGAACAATCCAGTCCTTATCAATGTAAATGTCCGCGTGTCACGGTCTGACCAGCCAAAGACGCACCGGGAGGCACCCGGCACCGCGGCATCCCAACGAAAGCAGATAAATAATCAAAGGCTACTTCGGTAGCCTTTTCTGTATACCACTGCCGTATAGCGGGGATTGGCTCCCGCACCCATCACAAGGCTGCGCTATTGCGCGGCCTTTTCTTTTTCCACTTACCCGACATCCGGGTAGTCCATTTCCCGGACAGGGGAAGTTATGACAATGGATAAACATACGACATGGCTGGCCTACATCTGGGCATTAATCAGCGGCATATGCGCCCAGTGGACGTTAAACGACTATGGCGCGCTGATAGGTATTGTTCTGGGTATTGGTACGTTTCTGGTTAATAAGCATTACAAAAAGAAATCAGAGCAGGCTCAGGCAAGGCAGGCTGCCGCGATGGAAGAGCGTAACAGGCTAATCGCCCGGATTCTGGAAAAAAACGACCATGACAGCACGTTAAAGATGCTGGCGGTATCTGAAATGCCGGAGGGCAGTAATGGCGCTCAGGACAAAAGTTAAATACGGTCTTTCCGCCGCCATGCTGGCGCTGATTGCCGCCGGTGCCGGCGCACCGAAGCTACTCGACCAGTTTTTACAGGAGCGGGAAGGAAATACGCTGGTGGCCGTTCGTGATAACGGCGGCGTCTGGTCAGTATGCCGTGGCGTGATTCGTATCGATGGTAAACCCGTTGTGAAAGGCCAGCGACTGACGCAAAGCCAGTGCGACCATTACAACGCCATCGAGCGGGATAAAGCGCTGGCATGGGTAAATAAACATGTTCACATACCGCTGACCGAACCGCAGAAAGCCGGTATTGCGTCGTTCTGTCCGTATAACATCGGTCCCGGTAAATGTTTTCCGTCCACGTTTTACCGGAAGCTCAACGCAGGCGATCGTAAGGGAGCGTGTGCAGAAATCCGCCGTTGGGTATATGACGGTGGCAAAGATTGCCACAACAGGGAAAATCAGTGTTACGGCCAGGTGATACGCCGCGACCAGGAATCAGCGCTGACGTGTTGGGGGATAGACCAGTGAAATACTTACCCACAACGGTATGTTTTGTCGCGGCGGCTTATCTTGCCGCTCATGGTATTGACGGCTGGGGATGGTTTCTCTTTATCGGCGTTATTCTGGTATGAACCGTATAACCTTTACTGCCATCATCCTTCTGCTGATAGTTGCCATAGCGCTGGCGTGGACGACTGACCACTACCACGGTAACGCGGTGCGCTATAAAGACCAGCGCGATACCGCCACTCACAATCTGAATCTGGCGAACGAGACAATTACCGACATGACGAAGCGCCAGCGTGACGTTGCCGCCCTCGATGAAAAATACACGAAGGAATTAGCTGATGCACAGACCAGGAATACTGATTTGCAGCGCCGCCTTGCTACTGGTGGCCGGGTGCGCGTCGAAGGACGATGTTCAGTGCCCACCGAGACCGAAACCGCCAGCACCAGCCGCGTGGGCAATGCTGCCACCGTCGAACTCTCTCCAGGTGCTGGACAAAACGTTCTCGATATCCGCGCCGGGATCATCAGCGACCAGGAAAAACTGAAGTATTTGCAGGAGTACGTTCGCACGCAGTGCAGATAAAAAAATCCCCGCAGGAGGGAAAAGGAGCTTGCCTGCGGGGGGAGTGTCAGAAATGCATAAACATGACAATGTCTCTGGGTCTGCGTACTACCACATCGCGTTTTTATCGTACTGATATAAGCCAGTTTTCGTACACCTCAAAAACGTAACCAGACGCTAAAAACTGGTACACCTCATGAAAATAACTCAATGGCTGAAAAGCCTCGTCCATACGGAGCAAAGAGAAATGCCGGATATGAAAGATATCGTCACCGACGACATGGTGAAAAACGCCCTCAAATCAGACGCCGTTACCATCGCAGTTAAAACGCAGATTAAATCCACTCTGGATCAGCAGATTGACGCCGCTGTCGATACCGCATTGACCGATATTCTCGGTAGTGATGCTGATAATACGGTTATGCAGTAGGTGAGATCAGGCATTACAGCAGCCCTTCAGTGAGGGGCTGCGATAATGGTTAATCACAGGGAACATAATCATGGCAAAACCGGACTGGGAGGCCATCGAGACGGCATACCGGGCCGGAGTGATGTCCCTCCGTGAAATTGCGTCACATCATGGTATTAGTGAAGGTGCTATCCGCAAGCGCGCAAAGCGTGATGACTGGTCCCGTGATCTTAACGCCAGGATTCAGCAAAAGGCTGACGATCTGGTACGCAAACAGGAAGTACGCAAAACGGTACGCACCAAAACGGAACTTACAGAACGCGTACTGATAGAAGCCACAGCGGAGGTAATAGCCTCGGTACGCATGGAACACCGGGGCGATATTCGCCGGGCCCGGGAACTCACAAACACGCTTTTTGATGAACTTGGTGCGCAGTGTGCTGATGTGGGGGCGCTGGAGCAACTGGGTAACATCATGTTCGATCCTGACGATAAAGGCCGCGACCGGCTCAATGAAACTTATCAAAAAGTCATCAGTCTGCCTTCCCGTGTGAAATCTCTGAAAGACCTGAGCGACAGTCTGAAAACGCTGATCGGCCTGGAGAGAGAAGCCTGGAGTATAGGTACTACCAGTGAACCAGAAAAAACGCCTCTACCAGGAAAAAATACTGATCTGACAACTGATCAGGCAGCGGAATTGTACAAAAAAATGATGAGTTGATTATGCCTTTACCATTCCCCTTTGACTTTAAAAATCCTGATTATGTTCAGGTTTTCGAATGGCGAATGGAGCGTCTGCAACGTATCAGGAAGGCTCCCGAAACTCTCCCTGCTCTCAGGCAGTTTTACCGTACAAACCCGGCGCAGTTCATCATCGACTGGGGCATGACTACTGACCCGCGGAATCTCGATTATGGTCTTCCGGTCACCATTCCTTTTTTGCTGTTTCCACGGCAAGAGGAATGGATCGACTGGATTATGGAACGCTCGCGTAACCATGAGAATGGTCTGACTGAAAAAAGCCGCGAAATGGGGTTGAGCTGGACATCTGTCGGTCTGGCCAGTGCGTTATGTCTGTTTAACCGTGAAATGGTTATAGGGTTTGGTTCCCGTAAAGAGGAGTATGTCGACAGCACGGTTGATCCAAAAGCGCTGTTCTGGAAAGTACGCAAATTTATAGCAACTCTTCCTGCTGAGTTTCGGGGGGGCTGGGACGAGAGAAAGCATTCACGTTTTATGAGCGTGGAGTTTCCTGACACTGGCGCGGTAATTAAAGGAGAAGCTGGCGATAATATCGGGCGCGGTGACCGTACTACGCTTTATTTTGTGGATGAGGCCGCCTTTCTCCAGCGGCCATTACTTATTGATGCCGCGCTTTCCCAGACAACTCGTTGCCGTATCGATCTCTCATCGGTTAATGGCATGAATAACCCCTTTGCGCAGAAGCGGCACAGCGGAAAAATCCCTGTGTTTACGTTTCACTGGCGTAGCGACCCGCGTAAGGATGATGAGTGGTACCGCAAGGAGTGCGAGAAAATTGATAACCCGATCATCGTTGCTCAGGAGCTGGATCTTAATTACCAGGCATCGGCAGAGGGTATCCTGATCCCATCAGAATGGGTACAGGCTGCGGTTGACGCACATATCAAACTGGGGATTCAGCCCAGCGGTCAACGGCTCGGTGCAATGGATGTCGCCGACGAGGGGCGGGATAAAAACGCCTGTTCCCTTCGTTACGGCTTCCTGTTGCGTGATGTCCAGGAATGGTCGGGTAAGGGTAGTGACATCTATGACTCCGTGGTTAAGGTCTTCGGCCTGTGCGATGACTTTGGCGCCGATGAGTTCCGCTTTGACGAGGACGGGTTAGGCGCTGGCGTTCGTGGTGATGCACGCGCTATCAACGAACTGCGGGAAGCTGAGGGGACAGATCAAATTACTGCCACACCATTCCGGGGAAGTGGAAGCGTTTTTTATCCTGAAAATGAAGCTGTTCCCGGTGATAACGGCAAACCGGCACGTCTGAATAAGGACTTTTTCGCCAATGCCAAAGCTCAGGGCTGGTGGCATCTTCGCAAATTATTCCGCAATACATTTCGTGCGCTAAAGGGCATGGAGTATGACCCGGATGAGATTATTTCCATCAGCAGCACGATGGAAAATAAAGACAGGCTTTTGATGGAACTGTCACAACCCACCTGGTCGAAAAATGCCGTCGGAAAAATTCTTGTTGATAAGCAACCTGACGGGACGAAATCACCTAACCTGGCAGACTCAGTGATGATTGCTTATGCCCCGATGGAAATGCCCGTCGTAATTTCTGATGATTTTATGGAGTGGATTTGATGTGGCTTTTTAAACGTAAAAAAACGGTGACACCGCCAGAAAGTCCGCCTGAACCACATCCGATGACGATCAGCGATGAGGTGGTTGCTGAGGCCGGACAAAAACCGCAGCGTGAATTTGTTCGCTATGAGCCACCGCCGGGAGTCATTCCAGAAGACATACGCAATGCTGTACTGGCAATGGACTCGACTCCCTACGATACACTGAACAGCCAGTATCCTGATTTTGTGTACGGAGGATTTCCGGGCTATCCGTATCTGGCACTTCAGGCGCAGTTACCAGAGTACCGGCGCATGGTCAGTGTGATTGCCGAGGAGATGACCCGCAAATGGATAAAGGTTAAGGCGGTCGGGGTAGGGGACGACAGCCGCGCGCCGCGCATAGCGCAGCTTACTGATGCACTGGAGCGCTATAACGTACGGGATGCCTTCAGGCTGGCGGTGGAGCATGACGGCTTTTTCGGGCGAGGGCAAATTTATATCGATGTGCGTTCGCCATCGGGTATGTCGGCCTGGACTGACCCGGCGGAGCTGGAGTCCAGGTTGTTTATTTCCGACAAAAAAATCCCGAAAGGTTCCCTGCTGGGGCTTCGTATTATTGAACCCGTCTGGACGTATCCGGGTATGTATAACGCGGATAATCCGCTGAGTGATGATTTTTACCGTCCGTCCGAATGGTACGTAATGGGAAAAACGGTTCACGCCAGCCGCATGATTGATCTGATTTCTCGCCCGGTTCCGGACATGCTGAAGCCGGCCTATAACTTTGGCGGCCTGTCACTGGTTCAGATTGCCGAACCCTACGTCAACAACTGGCTGCGTACACGCGACAGCGTGGGCGATATGCTGCATTCGTTTTCGCTGAGCGGGATCATGACGGACATGAGCCAGGCGTTAACGGGGAAAAGGGACCCGAATTACGCAAAACGCGCGGAGCTGTTTAACCGTACCCGTGATAACCGCGGGTTGTTGATGCTGGACAAGCAGAAAGAAGAGTTTTTCCAGTTCAACACCCCTCTGAGCGGCCTCGACACCCTTCAGGCGCAGGCACAGGAACACATGTTCTTTGTCAGTGCCATACCATCAGTAAAGTTCGCCGGGCTGAGTCCTACGGGACTGAACGCGTCGAGTGAGGGTGAAATCCGTGTGTTTTACGACACCATCGCTGCACTTGCCACTCGCCTTCTGAAGAAACCGCTGAAAAAGGTACTGGATATTATTCAGTTGTCTGAGTTCGGCGATATCGATCCTGATATCACTTTTGAATTTGAACCCCTGCATGAACTGACGCGCGAGCAACTGGCGAATATCCGTAAAACTGAAGCGGAAACAGATCAGATTTACGAGAGCGCCGGAGCGGTGACCAATAACGAGGTACGCGAACGGCTGGCTACTGCACCGGACAGCCCGTACAGCGGTATTGACCTGAGCGGAGAAATCGAAATTGACGACACCGAAGAAAATCCGCCGCAAGACCCGAGCGCAGACCCTGAGACGGATTTCACCCAACGCGGGGATTGAGGCCTGGTACCGCAGACAACTGGATAATGCCGTCAGTGAGATGCACAACAGCGTGCTTTACTGGCTGCGGGCTGAGTACCGTAAAACAGACCTCGCGCAGGATGCGTCCCCCGTTAACCTGATGCGTGGAGCCATGCAACAACTTGCCAGGCGCTGGCAGAAAAAGTTTGACGAAATGGCCCTGCGGCTGGCGAGGCGGTTTGCCGGTGATGTTCTGAAAAACAGCGATGCGTCACTGTCCACTGCGCTCCGTGATGCCGGGTTTACAGTTCCTTTCCGTATGACAGCGGAGATGAACACCGCACTTCAGGCCAGCATCACGGAGAATGTGAACCTCATTCGCTCCATCCCGCAGCAACATCTCACCCAGGTGGAAACACTGGTCATGCAGTCTGTTGGCCGGGGGCGTGACCTGAAAACTCTGACCGATGAACTGGAAAAACGCTACGGCATCACACGACGGCGCGCGGCGCTGATTGCCCGCGACCAGAACAATAAAGCGACCTCGGTAATGCAGTCGGCCAGACAACGCTCGGTGGGCATCACTGAAGGTATCTGGCGGCATTCCCGCGCGGGTAAAACATGGCGCCCGTCGCATGTGAAGGCGAACGGTAAACGGTTTGATCTGCGAAAGGGGATGTTTCTGGATGGTAAGTGGGTACTGCCGGGCGAAGAAATCAACTGCAAGTGCGGCTGGGAGGCCGTTATTCCCGGACTGGAGAAAAGATGATTATTACCGAAATGCTGGCGTTTGACCGGGCATCGGTAAGGCAGTTCGATAAAGTAGGTCGCCTCCAGATTGAGCGCAGTAATCTCAGCAAGGCGAACGTCTGCGGTTATTTCGGGCATGAAATACCGGGGGCGGAAGCGCTGGGACTCGACCCTCAAAAACTTTATCAGCTTTACCGTGACCCCGATGAACTGCGCAAGGCAGTTTCAACCTTCAACAATATTCCCGTCCTGTGCCGACACAAACCCGATTATCCGGGCGCGCCCGCGCGCGAGTACCGGGTGGGGACGACTCATGCCAACAGCGAGTTTGACGGTACCTATCTGGTTAACGGCATGTCCATCTGGGACAACTCCGCCATCGCGGGGATAGAAACGGATGAACAACGGGAAATCTCATCGTCATATGCCTATGTGGCAGATATGACGCCGGGAACCACCCCTGACGGTGAACCGTATGACGGCGTTATGCGGAATATCGTGGGAAATCATGTGGCGCTGGTCGGCGATGGCCGGGCGGGGCCGGACTGTCTTGTTATGGACTCTCTCCCTCAGGAGCTAAAACGCATGAAACTGAGTAAAAAAGAAGTGGCGGTGCTTACCGCGCTGGGAACCTATCTTGCGCCGCGTCTGGCACAGGATGCGGCTCCTAAGGATTTGTTACGCCTGATGGCGCAGCATAAGCGCCCGGCAGCTATCGCCAGCGCGGTAAAAACTGCCTACAGCGAACGGCTGGCACAGGATATGGATATTGAACCGGCGGAGCTGGCGCAACTGATGGAATCAGCAGAAGCCGTGCCGGAGCTGGCCGGGGACGATGATACCGGGTTAACTGACGAGCCGAAGGCATTTGATACCGACAGCCCGATGGAAAGTGTACTGGCGTTGCTGTCCGGCAAAGTTCCGGATGATGTGCTGGAAAAAATTAAATCCGCACTGGCTCCGGCAACTGACGAAGACCCCGAAATAAAAGAGGCTGATGTGAAACCCGACGATGTGAAAGTCGATAAACCCGCGATGGATGCGGCAATCAGGCTGGCAACTGACCAGGCAACGAAACGGGCTGCTGAAAATTTCCGCGCCGTTCGTGTGGCTGAAACCGAGGTGCGGCCGCTGATTGGCGATGTGGTGGCGATGGACTGCGCCGAAGAGGTTTACCGTACCGCGCTGGAACAGACGGGGATCGATATCCAGGGCATTCACCCCAGCGCGTACCGCAGCATGGTGAAGTTTGCCGTTGAGCAGAAACAGACGGCTAAAGGTCCGCGTGTTGCGATGGACCAGGCCAGCGCATCGACGTTTGCGGCAGATTTCCCCGGTGCAAAACTGAAACGAGGTTACTGATATGAATACTTTTCAGACACACATGAACCAGTACCCGGCACCGGGGATTCCGGGGGCATTTGCCAGTGATAACCCTCACGCCTCGTATGTGGCGGGAGAAGGCGCGCTGATTACCGGCCCTGACGGACTGGTTATTGCCCGGTTTGCCTGGGTAACCAAAGGCGTTGCCGCCAATGAGGGAACCGGTGCGCCGGCGGGTTTTGTTCCGCGCGACGGGCAGGCTTCTGTTGTGGAATGGCTGGCTGGCGACTCGAACACTATTTACCCGGGACGTGAATGTACCCTGATGGTATCGGGGGACTTCTGGGCGCTGACCACCACCGCTGCGACGGTCGGGCAGAAAGTTTTTGCCTCCCTGACCACCGGGGAGATAGCCACAGGGGCGGCAGGCGCCACGATGGCGGGTTTTGTCGAAACCGGGTTTTCCGTTGCCAGCGCTGCGGCGGCGAAAGAAGTTATTAAGATCAGCACCTGGAGCAAATGATGAATAAATTTAAACAGCATTATGCGACGGTAAGCCGCGACTACGGGATTATCCTTCCCGGTGCGCAGGCTTATTTGCCCCCGGAATACGCCGCCGATTACGGACTGGCGATGGACGCGCAGCCTGCGCTGGTTACCGCGGCTAACAGTGGTATCCCTGCATATTTCACCAATTACGTTGAGCCAGAACTGATCCGCGTGCTGGTGACGCCGATGAAAGCCTCTCAGATTCTGGGCGAAACCAAAAAAGGTGACTGGACGACACTGTCGGCACAGTTCCCGATTGCAGAATCTGCCGGGGAGGTGAGTTCCTACGGGGATTACAGCAACAACGGTATTGTGACGTCTAACGTCAACTGGGTACCGCGCCAGAGCTATCACTTCCAGACGTTTACCCGCTGGGGCGAGCGAGAGCTGGATATGTACGGCGCAGCCCGTATTGGCTGGGCGGCAGAGCTGAACGTGGCATCGGCACTGACGCTGAATAAGTTCCAGAATAAGTCCTACTTCTATGGTATTGCCGGACTGGCGAACTACGGTTTGCTGAATGACCCGTCGTTATCCGCACCGATAACCCCGGATACCGTGGACGGTAAGCTCAAGTGGGACGACAAGGACGGACAGGGCGTGTATGACGATGTCGTGAAGCTCTTTAAACAACTGGTGAAACAGATTAACGGCCATATTGAGCGTACCGACAAAATGAAGCTGTGCATGTCGCCGCTGGCGGAGGTGAACCTCACCAAGACTAACCAGTACAAGGTTAACGTGTCCGATCTGCTGGCGAAAAACTTCCCGGCGATGACCATTGAAACGGCGGTGGAATACACCTCTGACGCTGGCGAGCTGGTACAGCTTATCGCGGAGCGTCTGGGGGAACAGGATACAGGCTATTGCTCTTTCACTGAAAAAATGCGCGCCCATGCGGTAGTGACTGAATCATCTGCCTGGAAACAAAAAAAATCTGCCGGTACCTGGGGGGCGATTATTCGCCAGCCGCTGGCGTATGCACAAATGCTGGGGGTGTGAGTCATGGCTGAAATGGTAACAGTGGGCTGCAAATTGCCGAACGGTCTGATGCTGGAAGTGGGACCGAAACAGGTACAGGTAGCAGGCTGGCGGAATAACGCCGTTAAAATCGTTGGGGGCTATGGCCTGACGCAGGTTGAAAAGGCGTTCTGGGAAGCCTGGCTGGCGGAGCACGGCCAGCAACCTTATGTGAAAAACGGCGTTATTTTTGCGCAGGACAAGGCGAACAGCGCTGCCGCGCAGGCTACGGAGCAGAAAACCGTGAAATCCGGCCTTGAACCGCTGCCGCAGAAAAATCCGGCTCCGGGCATTAACCGCGATGATGAAGTGATGGACAAACCTCAGGAGTAAAACGGTATGGGTACGGTAACGTTTGACTGGCAGGCATTTTCGGCCCTTTACCCGGAGTTTTCCGCTGTTGGTCAGGTTTCCGCAGCCGCCATGTTTGGTAAAGCGACCACGTTATACCTGGATAATACGGACGACAGTCCGGTTACCGACCTGAACGAGCGGGAACAGCTTTTGTTCCTGCTGGTTGCGCATCTGTGCTCGTTACGGGGACTGGGGCGCGGGAAAGATGGACAGGCCGGACTGGTGGGACGTATCACCAGTGCGTCGCAGGGTTCAGTTTCCGTCTCCGTGGACAATAGCGGCAGTAACGATGCGTCGTGGTGGTATCTCCAGACACCTTACGGCGCTGATTACTGGCAGGCGACGGCGCCGTACCGTTCAATGGAGTATGTACCGGGCGGTTCACCTTCGCGTTATCCGGGGCATTATTACCGGGGATACGGGAGGGGGCGTCGATGGTAAACAAAGTTACAGGCGGCAGACAGTTCCGACAGAAGCTGAAACAGGCCGCAGATAACCTTAAATCGGGCAAAAGCCTCAAAGTGGGTTTTCTTGAAGGGGCAACCTACCCCGACGGTACGCCGGTGGCGTATATCGCCGCCATTAACGAGTTTGGCGGTAGTGCGATTATACCCGCTCGCGAGCAGACGCTTCACTTTCGCTATAACGAAAAAACGGGAGAAATCGGGCACCGCTTTGTCAAAGCCGGTAAGGGTAATTTTGCTCAGGATGTGGTTATTCCTGAGCACACGGTCACCATTCCACCCCGTCCTTTCTTCCGTAAGATGATCGAGCATAAAAGCCCCGAATGGGGCGAAAAAATGGCGACGCTTTTACGGGCGAATGATTTTGATACCGCGACCGCGCTGGTGTACATGGGGGAGCATATCAAAGGGCAGTTGCAGATGTTTATTCGCGACTGGAAAAGGCCGCCCAACGCCGCATCCACTGTCCGGCAAAAGGGCTTTAACAACCCGCTTATTGAAACCGGTCATATGGTGAGCAGTGTCGATTATTCTGTTGACGGGGGCAAAAAATGAACCTCCACGGTATTGTTTCCGGCGCGGTACGCCGGGTAAATCCTTATACGGACGCGCTGGTTTATCGCTCGCGCGGGAGTACACAGCAGGCGGACTATTCCCGCGTGCCTGAGTATGATGATCCGGTTCCCGTCAGGGTACAAAAACAGGCCGTCACCCAGGCGGATTTACGTCATCTCGACAATCTGAACCAGCAGGGTGTTTTCGCCACACTGTATACCGACGGTAACTGGTGCGGGCTTAACCGTACCCGGCAACAGGGTGGCGATAAATTTGTCATTGGAGATGAAACGTGGCTGGTGGTTGAGGTACCGGAAATCTGGCCGGACTGGACGAGGGTTATTGTATGTCTTCAGGTGTGACCCTCTCCGTTACGGAAAGCGATCTTTATCAGGCCCTCGGTGATTATCTCCGGGGGCTTTTTTCTGATGCCGGGATTGAACGAACACAGCAGAACCGGGTCCCGATGCCTCAGGGGGACTTCATCACCATGACAGGTATTGATGTTACCGGATTATCCACTGCGGTAGTGACATACTCTGCGCCGGAACAGGCCGGTGAAGGCTCTCAGCATATCACCCGTACCACAAAATGGCGTTGCCAGCTTGATTTCTACGGGCCTCATGCGGCGGATAACGCGCAGGCGCTGGCAACGCTTTTCCGGTCTGAATTTTCCGTGCAGCTTTTCCGGCAGACAGGTGGGCTGATTTCCCCGCTGTATTGCTCAGATCCCCTTAATACCACGTTCGTCAACGGCCAGCAGCAGTATGAACCGCGCCGGACGCTTGATATTCAGATGCAGATTAACCCTGTGGTCACAACACCCCTGATGTTTTTTGACAACGTGATCACCCGGACAACGGAGGCTGATAATGCCAATCCCACTCAGTAAAGATGTACAGATAAATCCCGGTGTGCTGGCTGTGGCGGGTAATGCCGTCGATCTTAATGGCCTGTTGCTGACCGGAAATCCACTACTCCCGGTCGGCGGTGTGGTTCCGTTTTCCTCCCCGGATGATGTGGCCGCGTATTTTGGTGCATTATCCGATGAGTACGCACGCGCGCAGCTTTATTTTCAGGGCTTCAAAAATGCCACTAAAACGCCGGGACAATTGTTGTTTTCCCGTTTCAATCTTGCCGCATCGGCGGCCTGGTTACGTAGTGGTTCGTTTAAGGGCGTGACTATTGAACAGCTACAAAAACTTTCCGGTACGCTGACGCTGAGTATTAACGGGAAAAGCGCCAGCGCTGAGGTGAATTTTAACGGTGTCACCAGCTTCGCTGCTGCTGCAACGGCACTACAGTCAGCGCTGACCGCGGCGGTGGCAACAGTGGTATTCGATACCACACAGAATGCTTTCGTCATTACTGCCGCCGGGGCGAAACCGGAGAGCACCACGATAACGTTCGGCAGTGGATCGGCTGCGGAACCTCTGAAGATGACCAGTAATACGGGCGCGGTGATATCCCAGGGCGCGCCTGTATCTGATGTACCTGACACGATGGTAGCCATTAAGGACGCTTCCCAGCAATGGGCGGGATTTTCCACAGTATCTGAAGTCACTGACGAGCAACACCTGGCGTTTTCTGCCTGGGCAAACGGGCAGGGCAAGCGTTACTTTTATGTGGCATGGACAACCAGTGGTAAGGCCAAAGTAAAAGGGGATACCAGTCATATCGCATACCAGATAATCACCGTCAATAACTACAGTGCTGTTGTACCGGTTTTCGCGTCTGATGGTAACCGGGCGGCTGCGGTACTGGGGTATGCGGCGTGCCTTGATTTTGTCCGACCAGAGGGGCGCGTGCCGTTCAAGTTCCGTGAGTATGAAGGTCTGGCCGCTGATGTTACCAGTGGCAGCGATTACGATGCACTGATAGCCGCAGGTTACAACTTCTATGGGAAATATGCGGAAAACAGTGTGGTGGAAGATTACTGGGCGGATGGCACCATTACCGGCGATTTTAAATGGCTGGACAGCTTCTGCGGGCAAATCTGGCTGAATGCCAATTTGCAGGGATCTGTGATCTCGTTATTCAAGTCAAACCAGACTATCCCCTACAACAATGAAGGGCGGGCGCTGGTTGCGGCATCAATGAGTGACGTTATCCAGCAGTACAAACGCTGGGGCGGTATCCGTGAGGGGGTGACACTGACGGAGGCGCAGAAGAAGCAGATCAACAATGTTGTGGGGGAGGATGTTTCTTCAACGTTGTTTGCCACCGGCTACTACCTGTATATCGGCGATATGCTTCCCTCTCTGCGGGCAACCCGTAGCAGCCCGTCCTGTACGCTCTGGTACTGTGACGGTGGCAGTATCCAGAAACTTGTTATTGCATCCACGGAGGTCCAGTAAATGTCAGGTAATAACAACACCATCACTGCGGCGGATGCCATTATCACGCTGACAGTGAATAACCTGTATCCCTCCGGCGTACAACTTCAGGGATTTGCAGCAGATAATGTTTATGGCACCGATCCGCTGGTACTGGCGGAAACCGTCCGCGGTATTGACGGTAAACTGTCTGCGGGATTTGTGTACAGTAACATTATCCAGACGTTTCATATCATGCCGGACTCACCCAGCCGGGATATTTTTGATACCTGGTCAACCACATCCCGGACCAGCCGGGCTGTATTCCGTTGTAATGCTGTCGTGCTGCTTCTGGCGATAGGCCGTAAATATACCTGCGTAAATGGCGTACTCAAACAATGGAAAGCGCTGCCTGACGCGGCGCGTACATTGCAGCCAGGACAGGCGGTTATCGAGTGGGAAACTATCACTCCGGAGGTTTTTAACTGATGGCCCGTAAAGAGAAATTTATCACTATTGATGGTCAGGGGCGGGATAACGGCAAGGTATTTCACCTTACCGAAATGTCTGCCTCGCAGGCGGAATGGTGGGCGATGCGCGCCATTATGGCGATGGGGCGTGGCGGCGTGGAGTTACCGGATGATGTTCGCAGTATGGGGATGGCTGCGCTGGCGCTGGAAGGGCTGAAAGCGTTGTCAAAAATCCCGCCGGAAGAAGCCCGTCCACTGCTGGATGAAATGATGGAATGTATACAGTTTGTTCCCGATCCGAAAAATCGTGGTATACGGCGACCTCTTATTGAAGATGATATAGAGGAAATCACCACCAGGCTTAATTTACGTGCGGAGGTATTCAGACTGCATGTGGATTTTTTCAGTCCCGCCGCCAGCTAGATATTCCCCCGCGTTATCTCGGCCCCGACAGACCGTTCGGGGTGGTGAATTACGTTAACGTTCCCCGCACCATTGCGACCGTTATCTCCTCCGGTAAGGCTTCAAAAGCCGAACTGGATTCCGTACTTGGTGTGCAGGACTTATGGGATCTGCTTGAGATTATTCAGGTGGACGCCCATAACGAACGTGTGATGCAGGAGACACAGAATGGCAGCGGTACTTGATGAGCTGGTTCTGGCACTGGATATAGAAAGTAAGGACTTTACCGCCGGGGAACAGGCTGCGCACGCTGCACTGGACCGACTGACCGCCGCAATGGAGCGGGTGGCGGATGTTTTCGAACTGGGGCAAAAACAGGCCAGTAATGCCCTGGCGAAAACAGGCAGTGATGCGGATAAAGCTGCACGTGAGACGGAAGCCGCCGGTGAGCGCACGGGTAAGGCCCTGAAGAAAACAGGCTCTGACGCTGATAAAACTGCCGCGGGTATGGAACAGGCGGGGAAGCGAACCGGTGATGCCATCGCGAATACCGGCAAAAAGGCCGAAAAAACCGCTAAGAGGATGGAGGCAGCAGGCAAACGGGCATCAACGTTTTTTTCCGGCATACGTACTCAGATACTGGCGCTGGCAGGCGTCACCCTGACACTGGGGGGAATTAAAAGCCTGGTCACGGGTTTTGCCGGTGATCTTAACCGGCTGTCAATTTCCTCCGATGCCTTTGGCATGAAAGCGAAACATCTGGACGGCTGGATACGCGCAGGGCAGGCGAATGGTGCTGACGCTGGCGAGATCACCGGGGCGTTTTCCCGGATTACGGATGCAAAAGCCGCGTTCAAAGCCGGAAAGTCCTTTGATCCTGTGTTGCAGGATTTGTTTCAGGTTGCAGCCCGTACGGGTGTCAGTGTTGATTTAAATACCGACAGTACCGAAGTCATCATGCGCAAGCTGGCGTCCGCCTTTCCGCGACTGACAAAGTCAGAACAGACAGCCTACGGTAATGCGCTGGGGTTCAGTTATGCCGGGCAGCAGTTTCTTGGCTCAGGCCATGCTCTTCAGGATGTGGATGACTTTACATCCCGTTCGCAGGTCTCCGACGATAAAATCCGGAAAGCCCGCAAATTGCGGGAAGCCCTTGCAGAACTGGACCAGGTATGGACAACAATTGGTCTGACTATAGGTACGGCACTGATGCCGTATGCCACGGAATTCAGCAAATGGCTGGAGAAACTCGGTGACTGGATGCAGCAACATCCGGAGGAAGTGAACAAGTTTATCACCACATTTCTGAATAAAGTTGAGTCAGTGGCCTCCTGGGTGAATAAGGCTGCCGGAGAAATAGGGGGCTGGCAGAATGTCATTATTACGCTGATCGGGCTGAAAGTGGCGTCATGGGTACTGGGGCTGACTAAGGCCCTCAACGGTCCCGGCGGCCTTCTTTTTGCGATAACGGCGCTTTACCCGGTTGTTGACGGGTTAATGACATCCATCGTTGGCAGGAAGAATAAGGACTGGCTGGATTCGCATGGTTTTTTCTGGGCTTCAGACGGGACTTTCTTTTTCAATAAGAAAGAGATGGAGGAATACCAGGCAAAACTGGATGCCGGAGAAAAGCCAGGCAACATCACCCATGCACAATCACCTACAGTATGGCAGCAGGGAATGCTGGATACTCAGGCTTCTCTGGCAACCGGGAGGGGAGCAGCCTCCGGGGCATCCTGGCTACAGGGTATGCGTGCGACGCAGGAAAAACTCGGTAATGCCATGCAAAACCGCCCGCGTCCGACGAAGGCCGGGGAGGCCCTGTTAGGGTGGCTGCAACCGAAACTGTCCCAACTGGAGGCAAAATATAACCTGCCGACCGGACTGCTGCGTAGTGTTGCGATCACTGAATCCGATGGTAATCAGTTTGCCGTCTCACGCGCTGGTGCAATGGGTCTGTTTCAGTTCATGCCGCAGACGGCTAAGGAATTTGGTCTGAGGGGAAACGATGCCTTTGATCCTGCAAAATCCGCTGATGCCGCCGCGAGAAAACTTGGTGGCCTGCTGCGGTTTTTTCATGGCGATCTGGCTAAGGCTCTGGCGGCATACAACTGGGGTGAGGGAAATGTTCAGCGTAAGGGGCTGGCTGCTGCTCCGGAGGAGACCCGTAACTATATTCCCCGCGTTCTGGCGAATCTGCCCCATCCGGGGGCGGCAATGGCCGTACAGTCGCGTCATCCGGCGCCTGTATCTCAGTCCACCGTAACGGAAACCACGCATATCGGGACGCTGAATGTCACTACAACCTCGGACAATGTGAAGGGCATTACCGATGATGCGCGTAGGCGTATCAGGAATTCGGCGCTTGTTTCAGTTTACTCCAGCGGGGTAACAGGATGAGTTTCTCTTTCGATAATCTTTCCCTGAATAACTTTTCGCTCAATGAAAGTAACGTACTGAGTGCCGTTCGTGGCGGAGGTGTCCTGGGACTCATTAACAGTGTACTGGCACCGTCATTCGGTATTTATTATGCATGGAATGATCCGGCAGGTGTTCACCTGAAGGGCGGGAAGCCTTTCTCCCCGGATTCTTTTGTTGTCGTTGAGGTGGGGGCGGAGGCTTCTGTTTCCACCGCCCCCGTCGAACAGGGGGCCTATACCACCTTTAATAAAATCCAGCGACCGCCGGAACTGCATGTGACTTTCACTGTAGAGGGGTGGACGGCGTTTTCCGGGGCCGTCCCGAACCTGACAAATTTTTCCACTACCTCGCGATCGAATGTGCTGGAAACGCTTGAAATGATGCGTACCACGGCAGGACTTTACGATATTGAGACGCCGGACAAGACATGGACATCCTACGACCTGGTGAAATACGACTACCGAACGCGAAGTAATAATGGACCGACATTACTGACGGTCAGCGCAGTATTCCAGGCGGTAATGAATACAGGAGAGGTGTCAGTGGGAAGTACGGATAACCAGTCTCCCACGGACAACGATAAAGCAAAAGGGGCAGCATCGGTTAAAACGCAGCCAGTTACGGCGTCGGTGACACAACCGTCAGACGCTGACAGACGGAGCGTCACGAACAGGGGGATTACCTGATGCTGGAAATTGTTTTATCTCCCGTCAAAGCCCAGCAGTTTACGGTGACACTGGGTGCTCAGGTCTGCACCATTCGCCTGAATCAGCGTACTACGGGGATGTATATCGATATTACCGTTAACGGTGAACCGTGCCTGTATGGCGTGCTGTGCCTGAACAATAACCGGATTGTCCGGTACGGATACCTGCCGTTTCAGGGCGATCTGTTTTTTTCCGACACGGAGGGGAACCACGATCCCGACTGGCGGGGGCTTGGTTCACGGTACCGGCTCTACTGGCTGTCGCCTGAGGAGCTGACATGAGCTATGTACAGCGTGACATTACCGTGGAGTTCACCCTGTCAGACGGGCGGACGTTCGACAATGGTAAGGGCAATATTCTGACTGTTTCAGGAGCTAAATGTTTTGCCACGGTCACGGTATATGGCGGAACTGCCGGAACGCAGATAACCCTGTATATCTGGGGGCTGTCTCCGGCGCATATGGCCAACCTGAGTTATCGGGGCGTGTGGCGACCCGCTCAAAGTACGGCCAATGAAATGCGGGTACGGGCTGGTGGTCGGCTTATTTTCGAGGGAGATATTACCGATGCGTATGCGGACTACAACCAGGCGCCGGATATACCCCTTATTCTGACCGGGCAGGTTAGTTTCAACCTGCGTAATCAGACAGCGGCCGATTTCAGCGCGAAAGGTGATGTGCCTGTTGCAGATATCATCCGTGCTCTGGCGTCATCTGCCGGGCTGAAATTTGAAAATCAGGGCGTCAGTCGCAGCCTGTCGAATCCACACTTTTCCGGAAACCTTGTACAACAAATGCTGGATGCCGCTTCAGCCGCCGATATTAACATCGATCTGGGGGACGCGGAGAAAGTCACCATCTGGCCGAAGGACAAAGCCCTGGATATTCCGGCTGTGCATATTTCGCCGGACCACGGGCTTATTGGATATCCGGTCTATACCATGACCGGCCTCAGCGCCACCACGACATTCTGCCCCGATCTTTTCATCGGTCGGCGGGTCCATCTGGAATCGTCACTACCTAACGTGACAGGCGATTACCAGTTAACCGGAGTGATACACACCATTACCTCGCGAACCGTGGGCGGTCCGTGGAGCTCCAACTGTACCATGACAAGGCTTAACGATAATGGCACAACCACTCAGTAATCCGACGGACGTAAACAGTGAAATCAATGCGCAGGACTTTATGCTGCGGCAGTTTCTCGGGAAACACGTATTTATCACTCTGGGGCAGGTAGTGGCGGTGGAGGGGGAGTTTATTGATGTCCGACCGATGGTAATGGGCGTTGCAGCAGACGGTTCCCCGGTTGAGCATGAGGTGATTTATAACCTTCCCGTATGGCGGCTACAGGGGGGCAGCAATGCGGTGATTATGCCGCCACATGTGGGCGATATTGGTTTCCTCGGCATCTGCGACCGGGATATCAGTGCGGTAAAAGCCACGCGTCAGGCCGCGATGCCGGGATCAAAACGCACTCATAACTACGCTGATGCCATCTGGCTTGGTGGTGTGCTTAACGGTGCGCCCGTACAGTTCGTGGAATTTGCTGACAACCAGATACGGGTTATTTCCCCCTGGAAAGTGGAGATTTCTGCGCCGGAAGGCATCGTGAACGCCTCGAAAAGTTTCACTGTTAACTCTCCAAAAATCGCGCTTAACGGGGATGCTGCCGTCAGCCAGGGGCTTAATGTTACCGGACAGTCTGAACTTTCCGGTGGCGCGCAGATTGGCGGTATTGATTTTGGATACCATGTTCACAGTGGTGTTAAGTCCGGTGGTTCGACCACGCAGGGACCGCAGTAAACAGGAGAAAATATGCAGTCACGATCGCTTCTTCTCGACACCGGGACATGGGATATCCTGCTGGATGATACCGGTAATCTTGCCATTACTGATAATCCCCATGCGGTAGCCCAGGATGTGGCGTGTGCGTGCAGTACCTTTTTGGGGGAGTGCTGGTACGACTCAACGTCCGGCATACCTTACTGGTCACGCATCCTCGGACACTGGCCCGGCACGCAACTGGTGAATGCCACCCTGCAACAGGAAGCACTTAAACTGCCGACCGTGAGCGCCGCAATTTGCCAGGTCATTGTTGATAAAGCCCGAACAGTAACGGGAGTGCTGCGTATTACAGATACCAATAACGACATTTTTACGGTACTGCTATGAGTGAAAATAAATCTTTTTCTACCGCAGTACCCGCTGTACGTATTACGGACAGCGGGCTGAACGTGCCGGATGAAGCGGATATTCTGAGCGGCAGGCTCAACGATTTTTCTGGTGCGCTGGGTGGCGCAATGAGTACCAGTCTGAGCAGTCCGCAGGGGCAGCTTGCATCAAGCGAAAGTGCCATTATCGCGGATAAAAACGATCAGTTGCTGTATATCGTTAACCAGGTAAACCCTGACTTCTCCAGTGGACGCTTTCAGGATGCAATAGGAAAGATTTATTTCCTGGAGCGACGCGGGGCTACAGGTACGACAGTAACGGCAACCTGTACCGGGCTGGTTGGTACGCTGATTCCGGCGGGCAGTATGGCGCAGGATGAGGCCGGCTATAAGTACGTCAGTCTGTCAGACGCCACAATCGGCGCATCAGGGCAGGTTGATGTGGTATTCCTGAATTTGTCCACCGGGCCTGTCGGCTGTCCGGCGGGAACTCTGAATAAAATTTATAAGGCAATACCCGGCTGGTCAGGTGTCACTAACGCCAGTGCAGGTGTACCGGGCAGCGACGAGGAAACCCGCGCGGACTTTGAAAATCGTCGGCGTAATTCAGTTGCCCGTAATGCCCGTAATATTCTGGAAGCCATCCGGGGTGAAATACTCTCTACGGTAGAAAACGTGGTGGATGTTTACGTCACCCATAATCCGAAAAAAACGGAACAAAAAGCCGGGGTCAGTCAGTATCCGTTAACACCCGGTTCGTTTTATGTTGGCGTGTACGGCGGCAGTCCGGCAGATATCGCGGCGGCCATCTGGCGTAAGGCTCCGCCGGGTATTGATATGAACGGCGACACAACGTTCACCGTTGCGGATAAGGAGTACGATCCGCCGTATCCTGAATACGTGATCACCTGGCAGACACTCAAACCTGTCAGTCTGCATGTCAGTGTGACGCTGAAAAAAAGTGACTATCTGCCCTCAGATATTACCCAACAGGTACAGCAATCTGTGTTGTCCGCGTTTAACGGTACAGATGGTGGTCTGCGGGCAAGGGTAGCCTCTGTTGTCTCCGCAGGGCGCTACTATGCAGGCGTTTACAAAACTGATCCGGAAAATATCGATATTCTGGGCCTTACTGTGAGTCGTGACGGCTCGTCATGGACAACTGCTGTCACTTTCGGGATAGATGAGATTCCGGTTCTGGATGTGTCGAATATCGGTGTGAAACTACAGGAGGCGTAACGTGCAGAATGTGGCTGCAACCGTGCTTGCACAGTATGCCGCCAGCCCCCGACTCAATGCCCTCATTAACAGCTTTAACGCAGCGCTTTCCCCCGACAGTTTTATCAATGATTTTTATGACCTTATCTGGAACATCGATACTGCAGAAAAGTACGGTCTTGATGTCTGGGGAAAGATTGTGGGTGTCAGTCGCCGGCTGACGGTAAAGGACGATTTTAATTACCTGGGTTTCAGCGAGGCCCGGATGGACAACCCGGTAATGGATGACCCGCGTCCGTTTAATCAGGCACCGTTTTACAGCGGAAAAGCGGTTACCCGGACCGTTGACCTGTCTGATGAGATATACCGGCGGCTGATACTGATGAAAGCCATGTCGAATATTACTGACTGCTCTGTGCCGGATATTAACCGGATGCTGCGGTTTATGTTCGGAAAAAACCGCCGGGCTTATGTTCTGAATAATGGTGGACTGAGGATGAGTTACATCTTTGAGTTTGCTCTCTCGTCGGCAGAACTGGCGATTATCCAGTCGTCGGGAGCACTGCCGTCCCCGCCGGGTGTTTATGTCTCAGTGGTTTTAAAGGAGACCAGTAATGAAGCTTAACGATAAACCCCGTCAACTGGCAGTACCCTTTGCGAGTACCGGGGATAAAAATAATATCCCGGACAAGGCGACGCAGCAGACCAAAGAGAGCGGTAACGCGGCGTATGATTCGGGTTTTCCTCCGGTGACCATGACCCCGATTTCAGCGGGCGGTATACCGCCACACGGCAAGGATTTTAACGGTCTGATGCACGATATTACCGCAGCAATACGGTACGTCCAGGCTGGTGGTTTGTACACGTATAATGCCGATTTCGCCGGGGCCATTGGTGGGTATGCAAAAGATGCCATTCTCGCCGGAGTCTCAACAACAGCGGTCTGGCTGAATACCATTGACGATAACCTGACCGATCCGGAAGGTGCCGACAGCGCAGGCTGGGTAAACCTGCTGGCAGATCCCCTGAAGCTGTTTCTGTGGCAGAAAAACAATCTGTCAGACCTTCAGAATAAAGGAACGGCACGGGATAATCTTCAGGTCTACAGCCAGGAGCAGACGGATCTTAAATACCTCGCCAAAGACCAGAACGGTAGCGATATTCCGGAAAAGCCGCTGTTTGTACAAAATATCGGAGCGCTTCCTGCCAACGGTACGGCTGTTGCAGCGAACAGACTGGCATCACGCGGCGCGCTTCCGGCACTGACTGGTACGACAAGGGGCAGCGATAGCGGCCTGATAATGGGCGAGGTTTACAATAACGGTTATCCAACGCAATACGGGAATATTTTGCGTCTGACCGGAACCGGTGATGGAGAGATATTAATCGGATGGAGTGGGGTTAATGGTGCTCCTGCGCCCGCATATATTCGCAGCCATCGAGATACCGCCGACGCTGAGTGGTCAGAATGGGCGATGTTCTACACCTCACTAAATCCGCCACCGGATTCGTATCCAGTAGGGGCGGCGATTGCATGGCCGTCTGATGTGCTCCCGGATGGTGGTTATGCTTTTATGTATGGGCAGTCCTTCGATAAATCTGCTTACCCGTTACTGGCTATAGCGTATCCGTCCGGCGTTATCCCTGACATGAGAGGCTGGACAATAAAGGGTAAGCCCATCAGTGGACGTACCGTATTGTCGCAAGAAATGGACGGCAATAAATCGCACTCGCACACCGCGCGGGCGCAGGATACTGACTTAGGGACAAAATCTACCTCATCCTTTGATTACGGCACGAAATCGACCAATACCACGGGCAATCATACTCACCAGTTCGGCGGTTATATCAATTCATACTGGGGAGATTCCAATCACACCTCATTTCAGCCTGGAGGTGGTGCATGGACACAGGCCGCTGGCGACCATGCACATACAGTTTATATCGGAGGACATGAGCACACCATGTATATCGGTCCACACGGACACGTCGTTATTGTGGACGCAGACGGTAATGCGGAAACCACGGTTAAAAATATTGCATTTAATTATATTGTGAGGCTGGCATGATTAAATTAATTCTTTCAGCACCCGTGCCGGCAATGGCCGTGGCTTTTGAACATTCTTTTCAGAATACCGAAAATGTGGAAATTATCCCAGGACCGTTTGAAACCATACCGGAATTTGACTGCATGGTCAGTGCGGCGAACTCTTTTGGTTTGATGGATGGCGGCGTGGATGCTGCGATAACAGCATATTTTGGGCCGCAGTTACAGGAACGTGTACAGCAAAATATCATCCGTGAATATCTGGGAGAACAGCCCGTCGGCACCGCCTTTGTTATTGAAACGGGTAACAGTAAATATCCGTGGCTGGTTCACGCCCCGACGATGCGCGTTCCGCTGATAATCGACGGCACCGACGCGGTTTATAATGCAACACGTGCAGCGTTATTAGCGATATTTCAGCACAATAAAAGCGCTGGGGAAGACAGGAAAATTAAATCGGTAGTATTCCCTGCGATGGGGGCCGGGTGTGGTCAGGTATCCCCGGACAGTGTCGCCCGGCAAATGAAGCTGGCGTGGGATGGCTTTATTAACTGTGCCTCGGAAATTAACTGGCAATATGCCAGCGCCCGCCAGGATGCTGTATTCAGCACAACGGCATACTGTCCGTCAAAGGCTCTTTGTCCGAACGCCAGAACGGAATATATCGGTTTTGGTGATTACAGAACGTATTGCAAAAAATCAGGTAACACCTGCATCAGTCCCCGTCATCAGGTTGATGATATTTATATTGGTGCGCATAGCCATGCTGTTTCCCCCGGTACTTATCCCCACAGCCATCACCTGAATACAGAATATTTATCCGGAGTAAAAAATGACGTTTAAAATGAGCGACACCCCGCAGACAATTAAAATTTTTAATCTTCGTTCAGATACAAACGAATTTATTGGCGCAGGTGATGCATATATCCCGCCGCACACTGGATTACCGGCAAACTGTACTGATATCGCCCCTCCTGATATTCCCTCCAGTCATATTGCTGTATTTGACGCTGAAACCCAAACATGGAGTCTGCAGGAGGATCACCGCGGCGAGACGGTTTACGACACAACAACCGGCAATCAGGTTTATATCTTCGAACCCGGCCCGTTGCCCGAAAATGTCACATCAGTTTCACCAGACGGTGAATACCAGAAATGGGATGGTAAGGCGTGGGTGAAGGATGAAGCTGCGGAAACAGCGGCCAGACTTCGTGAAGCTGAAGGGACCAAAAGCCGTCTTTTGCAAATGGCATCGGGGAAAATCGCGCCGCTTCAGGATGCGGTTGATCTTGGACTCGCAACAGATGAAGAGAAAAGCCAGTTCGCCGAGTGGAAAAAATACAGAGTACTGGTAAATCGTGTTGATACCTCAAGCCCCATCTGGCCGGAAATACCATCATGATGAGTTTTGTGCGGGGTGGATGTCCGGTACACTGTTGTGCTCATATTCACACTTAAAATATTCTTATCATTGTTATAAATAATTTATATAAATCATTTTGCATGTTAATATTCCATATTCATTTAAACTCACAGGGTTTTTAAAAGAGGTATGACCACTATAACAATTGTTACTGCTTATTTTGATATAGGCAGAAGTCAATGGACATCGCAAAATGGGTTTGCTCCACGCATTGAGCGAACTACTGATGAATATATGACCTGGTTTTCCAATCTTGCTCAACTTGAAAATGATATGGTTATTTTTACTTCACCTGACCTCAAGTCTAGAATTGAGGAAATCCGGAGAGGAAAACCAACAACAATTGTTACATTAAATTTCAATAAAAAACTTCGTCATATCAGGAACCGGATTGCTTCTATACAGTCAGATGTAGCGTTTAAGCTTAGAACTCCCGTAGAGCAGCAGGGGAATCCAGAGTATTTGTCGGCTGATTACGTTTTACTCTGCAATCTGAAAACATACTTTGTAAATCAGGCTATCAGGCAGGGGTTGATCAAAGACGAGATGGCTGCTTGGATTGATTTTGGATATTGTAGAGATTCTGATACCACTAATGGAATAAAAAAGTGGTCCTGGCCCTTCAATAAGGAAAAAATGAATTTTTTTACGATCAGAAGAGGGCTTAAACTTGAAACACTGGAGTCAGTATTCAACTGTATGTCAGGTAACCATGTGTATATCATCGGTGGTGTTCTGGTCGGAACGCTGGAAAAGTGGCAAGAATTTTACCGACTGGTGTGGTGTTGCCAAAAGAAGGTGTTGAGAGAGAATATTGTGGATGATGATCAGGGTATATTTCTGATGTGCTATTATTACAGGCCTGACATGATAAAGTTAAACTATCTCGGTAAAAATAAGTGGTTTGACTTGTTCAAGTGTAAGGGAAAGCGAACGATTCGCACTTTTTCTCACAGGATGAGAATATTATGCCTTCACAAATAAATATTTTAATTAAAGAAAGCCCTGCATGTATATTACGCAGGGCTTTTAAAGCCTAAGATAGCTATTTTTTATTCTGTATCTTTAAATAAAACGGGTTTTTCATTTGCCGCCTTTACTCTGTCGTTATTCATTTCGTTATTAACAATGTTTTTATCGAGCGTATAACCAATAAGACGTGAAAGGATATACTTATTCATAAGGCCACTCAGCCATCCATCCTTGTTTCTGAATTGTTCAATGAACGAACAATCGAATTTGTCATTGGTAGATTTATACAGAAAAGGTATGTACCATTGATCCTTACCTTTCATAAGTCCATGACCTTTATTGACTACTTCTCCGTGGTCTGAGGTATACAGGAATATATAGTTTTTACTGTGTTTTGCTACATCGTTGAACAATGAAGAAACAACTCTGTCTGTTTTATGAATAGTTAAATCGTATTCTTCAGCTCCGGGTAATGCTTTCTTATCTTCTGCATCGTAGTTATGGTAAGGCTTATGGTTGCCGAGCAGGTGAACTATTATAAATTTTTTGGGGGCAGACGTATCTTCCAGTGCGTCAGTCAGCATTGAGACCAGATGTTCATCGTGTCCATTCGTCAGTCTGACAACGTCGCTTTTCCTTGCAATAAATCCATATTTTGAACTGAATAATCCCTCAAGTTCCTGAGAACCAATCCACCAGGTTTTATATCCGTTAGCTTTTGCCATTTCTATAATGGATTTATTCTTGAAGAGGTTAGTATCACTTTCTGGCGTACTGAATGAGAATGTCATTGCAAGAGAATCCCTTGTTTCAGGAGCACTTGAATGAACGTTTCTGACAATGCATGATTTGGGTTGTGTGAATATTTTTTGTAAATCCGGACTTGACAGCTTAGGATACCCGTAAATGCTATACCTTGAAAATAGCGAAGATTCTCCCATTACAATAACAATGGTATTATTACCGCTTTCTGCTTTACCTGTTATAGACTCGTTGAAGTCTGGTATTATTGATGTATTCGAGTAACGGTCATTTAATAGCATTGTACTGGCGAAATACGCCACGTCACCTATAACAGCGGGGAAATAGCTTTTAATAAGTTTGCCTATTGTTGAGCGCGATTCATTCATGCTCATTTTGATATCGTTTATTTGTGGCCGCAAATCATTTACTATCATTATCACTATTAATAAATACAGGAGGATTGATAGTTTTGGAATCCACTTGAAGTCATCCTGGTTTTTATAAAGCTTAGTTATTCCATAACTAATTGCTAAGGTTAATAGAATTGCTATTCCAAAAATTTTAATGCCATCGCTTAAAAATATTCCTTTCGCTTCAATAAGGTTTGTTTCCACAACGGAACTGATAACGTCAAAAGATATCTGTTCATTGAAAACGATGAAGTATGAAATTTCCGATGAAAGTAAAAATATGAGAAAGTAACCACCAATACGTGGTACCAGATTTTTACATCTCAATAAATAAAAAGAAATTAATAAAAAAGACAAAGTAGAAAGAAATGGGATAGATGAGTCTCTCGCGAAAACAACTTTATTAACACCATATGAGACTATTATTAAACCGATGATAATTATTAA